GCCTTCGAGATAATAATAGCTTTATCAGTAGCATATCCATCTTTCTTGTAATCTGCCGCTAATTCATTAGTTGTAGAAGCAGCCGCAACTGAATCTACTACTATTGTTACTATCTTATCTTTGGAAGTTTCTCTAACTTTCTCAATGATAGTTTCTGTGAAATCAAAGATTTGTTCAACCGAATCTGCTGTTACATAAAGAAGTTTAGAAACGTCAACACCGATTGCTTCTAAAAATTCTCTACTTACTGCAGTTTCTGTATCAATAAGAACAGCAACACCACCTTGTTTCTGTGTTTCTGCAAGGAGGTGTGCTGATACTAATGATTTTCCTGATTGTTCTAATCCTGTGATTTCAGTTATTCTACCAACGGGTAAACCACCATAAGGACGATTTGAAACAGCCACATCCAACATTGCACATCCTGTCGATATCCAACCATCTACGTTTGTAGGTGCTTCATCATCGTTAAGAAAAAATGCTACTTTGGAATCTTTCGATTGTTTGTTGAGTTCACCCGCTAAAATATCAGCCAGGTCAAGCTCTTTTACTGCTTTCTTTTTCGCCATTAAATTGGTTTTTAGTTGTTAAATAAATCATCAAAAGCAGCCGCTACATCATCAGTTTTCTTCGATGAAGATTCTGTTGTAGTAGTTGGTGCAGATTCTACTGGTTTAGAAGCTGGGGTACTTTGTGATAAGGTAGCCTGAGATTCAGTTTCTTTCTCACCTTCTCCACTTGGGTTTAACCAACCTTCTAATACTGATTTTAATTCATCATAAGATAATTCAGAATATAAATCTGTAATTTCAGTTTGTGATTCTAAAAATTGAGTTACTTTATCAGTATCTTCACTTACTGGTGTAGTTGATGGTTTAACTCTAATAGTAGTAGTTGGATAAGTAGTACCAGCTTCTTCTGCTGATTTGTACTCGATTGTTAAATCTCTACCACTTGTTGGGTCGGTGATATCACCATAATCAGGGTCAGCGATGTAACCTAAGATTTCTTGATATACAGTTTTACCAAATCCCCAAAATCTAACTCCTTCACCTTCTTCACCTCTAACAATAACGGGTACGAAAGTTCTTAACTTAGGCTCCATAGCCTTCGCTGCTTTCCAATCATCTTTATCACCCATTCTTTTTAGTTTATCTGCAAACTCTACAATAGGGTCTGGTCTACCAAATGATTGTGGTGAAAGATACGTTTTGTTATTAATGTTGTAGTGAAAGTACAATTCGATGAAAGGGTTATCTTTATCAAATTGATAAGGAACGATTCTTACTTGATGTTTACCTGGAGTAGGTTTCCAAAGTGCATCAGTTTTACGTTGTGTGTTTTGTAGTTTGTTCAGTCTACTTCTGATTGCGTTAATGTCTAAAGCCATGATTTTTACCTTTTAGTTTTAATTAATTTAATTGTTTAAGTTTAAGTTTTGAGTGCCAAACTTATTAACACTCGGTGTATATATAAATATAAAGAAACCACAAAAAACACCGAATTTTCGTGATTACTTATTAACAATTATTTAGCCCATTTATCTCTTTGAACGATTTGTGAAATGATACCATAAACTGATAAATCTTCATAAGTATCTTGAATATTTTCACCAACCTCATCTGGTTGGCCTTTGACTACTAATTGTAGTAATCTTTGTATTTTATCATTCTTTCTAAACCACAATCCAGTCAATGCAACATTCTTATCTTCTGTTGTTTCCAAAGGTGAACCTACTGATATATTACCAGGTCCATAGTTCCTTTGTTTTTTACAAAAAGTTTCGTACATCTCATCGAGGATTTTTTTAAACTCTGCGGTGGTTTCAGGATATAACCTTTCACAGTATTCTTTTGCTGTTTCTTCCATATTTAAATTTTATTTATACAAATATACGAATTTATTTTTACAATTCCAAACAAATTCGTATTTTTTTTTATTATTAAGCTTGAGATAGTTCCTCAATATCAATTTCTTTCATTAACAAATCATATGATAACTCGGTTGGGTTATGGAATATAACCTCGTGGTCAATATATTCAAACTTCTCCAAATCATTGGATTGTTTTTCTACTATCTTAGATAGTTTACCCTTCATATCATCAGTCCATATTGCTACATCTGATGATACTTCCATTGTGAACTTATGTCCACCTTTTGGTTTCCAATGAGTTGTTCCCTCATAGAATCCATAATTTTCGTAATACTGAGTATCAATTATAATTTTTGCCATAATTCAAATTTTAAATTTTAATAAAAAAACGCATTCCACATAATTGAAATGGGTAGTTTGTGAACACCTCTTCGTGTTTCAATATGTTTGTTTGATTCGTATTGTCCTCGTTCATCCATATAAGTACAATAACCTTTTTCAGGATAAACACCAATTAATTTTGAACAAAGGGTTGGAGCGAAATTATTAGAAAACTTCTGTCCAATAACTTCTTTTAATTCGTTTACTTGAGTTTCTGTAAAATACATATTTTAAGGTTTAAATAAATAATTTGTAATCTTTTTCGTAACTAATCGCTTCAATCTCATATGGGTGAGTTACATAATCATATCCCATATTGTAATATCTTTTGAACCAAGATGGTGATTGTAAGTAGTGAATGTATT